CTGGATAATTGTAAAGCCGCTGCCAAGGATGAAATTCAATATCTCCATTCTGGATATATGGACGTAAAGGAGGAGGAAATGCTCCCATAAATACCCATTGATATTTTTTACGACTATCAATTATAGCTTTGAGAACATGTTCGAAATCGTCTTTCTGACCAGTTCGGTTTTCCACATCAAAGTGAGCACCGCTACCTGCATAAAGGATTCGAGGCTTTTTCTTATTTTTTTCATACAAAGATGTAATTCTGGCTTGATCGTAATAATGCCCGATCCAGAATTTAGCAGGGAAGTTTGGAATTACGGTAATTTCTTTTTTACCAGTTCTCTTTTGATAAAGTTCACGCATGTAATTGCATGTGACACTGACTTCATCACACATGTTGATAATCTCAACTACATTGTTTCTAATTTCATCAGACACGAAAGCAGTTTTAAATTTATTGTAATCTGGAATATCTTCACGGAACACGACATCATCTACTTCATAAATGAGTTTAAATTTGTATTGAGGTTGGATACTCTTGAGAAATTTAATGAATTCTTTTTGAGGTGAAGTTGCTTGTCTCTGAAGGCGCAAACTGGAAACTCCAGAATAAAACTGTGGATGAAGCACCATAACCGTGCTGTCTTGAACCATTGCCTTGCCTTGATAATTTAATAAATGATTCAACCAACCCATTCTATACAAACCGCATCCACTATTATCTGCTCCATACTGAACTACTCTAGGTAGCCTAACTTCAGGGGGTTGCGCTGGTTTTGTTGATGCTTCCTCTATTTTCGTAAGTGGTAAAATAGGCTCAAATTTAGAAAAAGGTTTAGGTATTGAAAATTGAGGAATCATTTTCAGAATATTTAGTTATCATCCCAAAAAATACAATATTTTTTCGTAGCTTGTCTTTGTCGGGATGAGTTTTTTACTAAATATAGTATATGTTTAATTGTAAAATATGCAATAAAGAATTTAAATCTTATCAAGCGGTAGCATCACATCAATCGTTCCACAAAATAATAAACGAAGCTTGTGATATATGTGGAAAAGAATTTACCAGTCAACATGCCTTGAATGGTCATAAAGTTTGGCATAATAAATCACATCAAGAACGAATCGAAAAAATTAATTCAAAAACTACAGAAAAACACAAAGAAGCAGTTTCTGAGTATATGAAAAATCCAATATTCTGTAAAAATTGCAGTATTGTTCTTAATTATAAACAATATATTTTTAGAAAAAATAGAATTGGAAAAAACGGTTCTCCTAGAGATGTTTTTTGTGGTCAATCTTGTGCTGGTTTTTATACAGCTAAAAATAAAACACATGGTTATCGAAGATCCAAATTAGAAATTGAAATAGAAAAAATCATAACAGAAAAATATCCACATTTAGAAGTCGATTATAATAAAAAGAATACCATTTTATCTGAATTAGATATTTATATACCTCGTTTGAAATTAGCTTTTGAATTAAATGGAATTTTCCATTATGAGCCTATATATGGAAAAGATTGCTTAGAAAAAATACAAAGTAACGACAATCGCAAAATTCTAGCATGTGCAGAAAAAGAAATAGAATTATGTGTTATTGATAGTAGCGGCCTCAAATCCATGACCAAAAAAGAAGAGGTAACGAAATATTTAAATATCGTTACCTCTATCATTGATCAGAAAATGGCTCGTTTAAATTACACGAACGGATTGTAATTAATTCTTTTCGTTACATCATCTCGCTTTTCCAAAAATACAACTTCTCCTGTGGCAGCTTTGATATTTTCTTTTCTGTGTGAAATTACCAAAACACATTCATCATATTTTTCAACACGTTCATGAATAATTTTAGTAATCAATTCAAGACCCTTTTCATCCAAACAGCTATCGAATAATTCATCATAGATACTGATGTTGTATGTAACATCTCCCTGTAATCTACGGATGTCCATGAATGTAAACAGACAGGCAAAATCCACTGCCTTACGTTCTGCTCCAGAGAAATTAGAATAAGAACAGATTTTATTCTTGGTATTCACAATCTCTTCTTCAAAGTATTCATTGAAGTAACACAAACAATTCGCATCTAACCTAGTCAAATATGTTTGAATCCTATCATTGAACATCATCAAAATCTTCTTAACCAAATAAGATTTCACCCCTTCTTCAGAAACAATAAACTTTACTGTGTCCAAAAGATTAATTTGAAATCTATATTGATTCACAGAAGCTTTTAATGTCTCTAAATTAGAAGTGTGTTCCAAAATCATTGGATCAATCTCAGTAACATTACTCTTGAGTTCTTCAATATCATGATCCAATTGTTTGATCCAGTCATCCAACTGTTTGATTTTATCTTTGGTATTAACTCGCTTTTGTTCGTTTAGATTATATTGATTAACTCGTTCGGAACAATTCTCAATTGCAATTTCCAATTTCTTTTTGGTGTTTTTGGCATTATCAATTTTTTCAATTAGTTCTTTTAAAGTATTTTTATCAGAAATAATAATATCTTTTAGAGTTTGAATTTCATCTTGTATTGATTGCTTATCGTGTTCTTCTATGGCTCGAAGACACACAGGACATTTGTCGTCCGAAGTTCCAATCTTCTTTAATGCAGTTTCATTATTTGAGATTTTTGCAACAAATTTAAACTTTTCTTCGTTTAATGTATTTATTTGCTTTTCGGTATTATCCTTGGCTTTTTTAAGCTTAGTACAATTTGCTTTTACTTCATCAATATTAAAGCCAATTTCTTTCTCAAGATCAGCCAAAAGTGTATTCTTTTCTTTGGTATTACTAATCTTTCGGTTTTCATATACTGAAATTTTATTCTTTCTATTATTCAGAATAGTATCTCTCTGTGCATTACAGGATTTCAAATTCTTTTCAGAATCCTCCATCTTGTTCAATTCAATATCATATGCTCTTTTAGTTTGATTGTAATCTTCACGAGCAGCCAGAAGCATCTTGCTAAAGATATCCAAATTAAAAATACCTTCGATAAATTTACGTTTATCCACCTTGGATTTTGCCATGAATGGAATCGTGTTATTCAAAGTCATGATAACACAGTTCTCAAACACACTAGGACTGGCATTGATTAGTTCATGAATAAATTCTTCAGTATTTTTAATCGTATCCCTAGTGATATCCTCACCATTCTTATAGAAAAATAGTTTGGTGGGATTGATCATTCGGATAATCTTGTACGAATTCTTAGAATTTTCCAGAATTACATCGAACTCCAAAACAACTTCACACGATCCACTCGTAAATGAATTTGGAATAAGATCCTTTTTCAATTCACGAATTGTTGTGCCAAAGATTGCAAAATATAATGATTCAATCAATGCAGATTTACCAATGCCATTCTGACGATCTGATTTGTCTCGATTAACACCCGTTACAATGTTCAATCCTCTCTTAAATTCCAATTCCACAGGCTCATTTCCAAATGAGAGGAAATTCTTAACTGTGATTTTATTAAAGTTTACACGTTTCATTTCAATGTTTTCTGATAAAGATCAATGGTATAGGTAATCAATTCTTTTTTGTTATTGGTATCCATCATTTCGATGAACTCAATAATTGCTTGTTGTAGGTCAACTCCATAAAAATGTGGCTTGTCTTCGTCCAAATCATATTCAGAAAAATTCGATTCGTATTCAACATTGAATTGACTAGGATTTAAAGATTTGTATACGTTTAATAAAAATTCAATGTCATCTGGCGACACCCGACGATCTACCTTGAATTTAATCATGTTATTATTAAACAAGGCTTTTACGCTGTCCGTAAGAGTTTTCTCCGAGATCAAATGAGATAATGTCACATTGTGATGCTTCGGAGAAACTTTATTTTCAATAAATTCAGTTTCTCCCGTGGGAATATTCAATGTATAGTAGCCCTTCACTGTGCCAGCATCATTGAAATCCATCTGGAACGGATTCCCAACATAAAGAATTTTTCCTTGATCGTAATGCTTTTCGTCCCTGAGATGGAAGTGCCCAGAAATTACAAATAGAGATTTAGACAAAATTTCATCAGCCGTGAAACCATCATCACACAATGCATATGTGTTCATGCGGAACAATTTGATCTCGAAATGACCAAAGGTAATATCAGCATTTGGAATCTGGTCAAGTTTAATTCCCCATGGAATAAAATTAATCCTTTTACCAAAAACATCCACTGTTATTGGCTTATCCACAATCGTGATATTCGGCCAATGAGAATATTGAGAAATAGAATTTACTTCAGATGTATCTTTGAGAAAGCAATCATGATTTCCCACAATCATGATCACATTAAAATCTTTGAATAGCTCTAGAAGCCTAGAGCCGAAATGAAGAGTATCAACAGATACTTCGTCTCTAGTATGAAAGTAATCACCAGAAAAGATTACATCTTTAATTCCTTTTCTGGTGATATCATCAATGAACCACTCAGCCCACTTCCACGTTATTTCGTGCCAAAATTTAGAATCACGATGAACTCCGATATGAATATCGGAAAAAATCGCAACAGTTGAATTTCGAATAATCGACATTCAGCTATCTTACAAGAGTTCTAGTCCGAGTCAACGGAAAAAGAAGAATCATCGGTAGAATCAAAAATCGGACGAACATAAATATGCCCCTCTGCGGTGGACATTTCTTCTTCATATTTTCGTTGACGATACTCAACTAATGTGTCATGATGCTTCTTTTCTTTCTTAATTCTATTAATAAAAGCATGAAATGCAATTGTTGTAAAGTACCCGAAAGGGGATGTCTCAGATTCGACATTGAACTTTTTACGTTTCAATGCACTGAACATCTTAATAAGAGCATCTCCAATCATGTCTTCTTTATACGAATAATTCAAAAACTTGGGGTTATAGCCCAAACCTTCTGCAATTTTATTTAGACATTCACCAAGATAGTTGGTACAATCACCAGATTCATAATAAAGTTTTATCTCTCGTTTGAATTTTTCGGGGTCTACGTAAAATTGTTCTTTCGAAGGTTTAGGCTTAATTTCATTAATAATTTCTTCCATGGACTATTATAATAAACTATTAATTATAATAATCAATTAACTTTCCTCAATTTTATATTGACTGTAAGAGATTTTTTCGTCAGTATAAATCTTTTTCCTTTTATCGGCATGGTCAGATCCATATTCCAACTGATCTGCGATATCAATAATCGTAAGTTCGTTTTTGTTCGCATTTAAACGAAGTCCACGACCAATACTTTGTACGGTGCGAACAAAGCTCTTCCCACCAGCAGCAAAAACAATCATGTGTAAATTTTTAATGTTTACACCAGTGGAGAAAATAGCACTTACGGCAATACAAACCACATTATTGCTGCTCTCCATAATGGCTTTTACTTTATCGCGATCTTCAACGTCTACTTCTCCACGAATAAAAAATACTTGTTTATTTTTTAATTCCGACGAAAGCAAATCATATAAATGCTGACCATGATCAATATTGTTGATCAATATGAGAATATTATTCTGGAAGTTGGTGCATGTTGAGCGAATAATCTTGTTTCTAAAATTATTATAAGAGATGAAAATTAATTCATTTCTGTAATTGTCTGTGGGACTATTGGAATTTGCGATTCGTTGTGGACGTGTTTTATAAATTAGATTAAACATTTTCACATGAACATTGGTAAGTACATTCTCCTCACGAAGTTCGTATGAATTTTTCTTAATCAAGACGGGTCCGATCTTACCAAGAACATTCCATTTATTAAGATCATCATCTGGTAGAGTTCCAGTGAACCCAAATTTATTTGGTGTTTTAATCTTCTCGATTAATTTGGAAGATTTATTTCCCTTTCCGATTTTGTGAGCCTCGTCCACCATTAACAAATCAATATCTTGAATCCATTTGTTTGTATCAAATTTATTCCTGACGATATCAATATTTGCAATAATTATGTTTGCATCAAAATCTGGTTTGATGCTACCTGTCCATCGAGTCACGGTAAAACTTACATTGTATTCCAAAAATTCTTTGTATGTTTGATTGACCAGTCCTAAATCTGGAACTATAATAAGGCACTTGAAAGCTTTTAAATCTTTTGAATAAAGATAAAAGTTATCTGCGATAGTTGCCATGGTTAAAGTTTTACCAGCTCCTGTTCCAAGCACGGCAACGCCTCTTCCGATGGCCATACACTTGTTTACGGCATCTTCTTGGTAATCACGTAAATTAAGCGTTAAACGCTTAATGATGGGCTTATCGAGCTTTGGATTAATTTGCTTTAATGCTTCTGTGGTGAAATCAAATTGTGTTTTGTAACCTTTTTGTTTCAAAAAGGATTGTATTTCACCAATTAAACCGATATCAAATGTTCCGTTTGGGGCAATGCAATAAATTCTTTTCTGCACAAAGAACGAACGATTAAACTTTGCTGCTGGATTTTCGACAGAAAAATATTCTCTTATTTCCGAGAAATGATCACCAGAAATAATCCCTTTATTTCGTTTTGCATCATAATCGATCTTAATCATCCTACATTTGTTCGAGCTTGATATTCTCGATCATATTTTTCATATCTTCTGTTAATTTGGAAAAGATCCAAATTTCATCTTGCAAATATTGTACAAGATGTTCGTTGATTCTAATCTGTTCATCCAAGTCTTGGATTTCTGGAATGGTTTCCAGAGTTTTCTCAAGACTAGCCTTGGAAAGTTTCACCGGAGAAGAAACTTCTGCTTTTTGAATTAAAGATTTTAAAATTTTAGCTTTCTTCATTTTTAAATCCGAAAGCTCAAGACGATGATCATTAAGTCTGGAAACCCAGAAATGCTTTTTGGACGGAACCAACATTGATGCATCTTTTAAATTAAATGCATCAATTTTAAGATCTTCCGAAATCTCTTTTTTATATCTTTGATATAGCTCCATTATGGATTAATTTTACCATTAATCATAAATAATTCAATGGACAGATTTGATGAATTATATGAAAAACTAATGGAATCCATGACTTCAAATGTTTTTGGAACTCCTGTTGGTGCTCCTCCAATCGGAAGCACTGTGAATCAGATGTATAATTCTGATAGTTATGCTCCAAATGATATGCGTTTTGTTCGTGCTACTCCTAAAGTTCAGAGAAGGAACATGGCAAAATCTAAAAAGAAGAGTAAGTAAACCAAATGAAAGATTTGGGTCATTGGACTACCGAGTTAGAAATTCCAGAAAATCCTTTTGGAATGATTTATGTTATTACGAATAAAATTAATAACAAAAAATATATTGGAAAGAAGCAAATCTTATCCAAAAGGAAAAAACCACCATTAAAAGGCAAAACGCGAAAAAGGATAGTGATCGTTGAAACCGACTGGAAAACTTATACATCCTCATCGAATAATCTGAATTTGGACATTAAAGAACATAAAATTGAAAATTTTTCGTTTCAAATTATCCGTTTCTGCGAAAGTAAGAGTGAAATGGCATATTTCGAGGCAAAAGAACAGTTTGATCGGGAAGTTTTGCTAAAAGATGAATATTACAACGAAATAATAAATCTCAGGCTTCGCAAAATTTCCAATAATTTGAAGAAATAGCAAAATTCTGCATTAATTTTCATAAATCTGCAAAAATCTTTAATAATTTGCAATAATTCTATTGACTTCCAAAATTTGTAGATTAAAATAATTTTAGGTTTCTAAAAACTTCACATGTTTCAAAATCTAGAAATTCCAGAATATAATATAAATTTAATTAATCTCAATTTTTTGCTAAATGATAAAATAGAATTAAATATAGCAAATTTTTTATATGATAATAATTTAAATCTAAAATTAAATAGCAGAGATTTAAATAATATATTCAAACATTTTATAATTAGTGAAATTATTGCAAATTTTAAAACTAATTATAATAATATTTTAATTTTTAACTTTTCGTATAATTTAAAATATTTGCAGAACTTTGATGAAAGTTTATGTACAATTATATTAAACAGGATAATTGAGAAGTCAAGCAAAATATTTAATTTTTCTTTATTTACAGTAGAAAAAAATATTATTGTCGATAAAAACTTGATTTACGAGTTTAAGCAAATTATTGAGAAACGAAAAAAGAGTAATTTTAATTCTGCAAAAAAGTTTTGTGAAAAGAGCAATTTGACAGAATTATTGGACAAAGTGAAGAACAGTGACAAAACAAAACTGATAATGAGTAAATAATTGAATGAAATTTGAAAAATTTATTTACAAAAAATTTTCGGTGATGCTTGAAGCCGATCAAAATCCTGAAATGGGTGGAAATTCCGTAGAATCACAAGCACCAGAAGGAGCCCCAAATCCTCCTGAAAATTCCGCCACAACTCAAGATGGGGAACAAGTTCGGGAGCAAATTAAAGCTGCGACAGGAAAATTATTGCAGCTCATGAAAGATTTTTCTGGATTCATTCGTAAAGAACGTGATGTTGAGAATATCATCATCAAGCCAAGTGCTCAACATATTTCGGATTTGTTGGATTTGATGCAAGAAAGCGAATTAAGTGCAGATCCATTGATGGGATTATCCAAAATTGAAGATGCTGTAAAAAAAGCACAAGGTCATTACAATCCAGAAACTACTAGTGTAGCCGTAGAAGGTTTCTCTGACTGGAAATCTTATATCAGAACTAAATAATCCTATGCCATACGAATTAAAAAGTGCAGGAAAAGGAAAATCTAAAGTTTGTAAAAAAGGCGGTAAAAAATGCTTCAGCAAAAAACCGCTTCCAAAAGCAAAAGCAAAAGCTCAAATGAGAGCAATCTACAGGAGCGAAAATATGCAAAAAGAATCTTTTGATCAACTTGTTAATGGTTATCTATCAAAATTTATTTTTGAAGATGCAATGGCTGCTTCGGTTCCTCCAAGTGCAACACAACCCGCAAAAATGACTGATCCCGCAGTGGTTCAGATGCAACAAGCGAAAAAGAAGAAACTAGCACAAGATGCAGCTTCCGCAAATAAAGTTCCAACCGAAGCAGAAGCCGCAGCATTCAAGGCTGGCGCAGAAGCCGCTAAAAAACGTGAAGTTTAATGCAATAGTCCAATCCTTGCTTGAGAAAGCATCCCAGATAATTTTTCTTCCCAAAGAGAAAATTATTATTGGCGGTGTTGGGACATATATTGCAAAAGTAGATAGTGGTAATGATGCTTATTGTGTTTTACATGGCGAAAATATTGATTTTAATGACCATGAAGTAACATTTAATACTCATGATGGCAAAACCATTAAAAAACCTTTTATAGACACCATTACGATCAATGTGGGGGCGGGAACAGAAGAGAAGCGACCCATCGTTGAGTTTGACATCAAAATTAAAGGTCAAATTTATAAAAACGTCAAGTTCTCTATTGCAAACCGAAAAGATAACGAAGAAAAAGCTTTATTGGGTTTGGAGTTTCTCAAACCATTAAATGCACTAATTCAAGTTAAATAGTGTTATGAAACAGTTTTCCAAATTAATGGAGAATACATTACGTTCTTCTAACCTACGAAGGGTTAGATTGAAGGTAGATCCTGCTTTTTGTGAAAACGGAGAAATTTCCAAGTATCAAGGTTACGAAGGATATATTTTAGCCGAAGATGGAATTAGTGCAAAAATATATTTTGAAGCATTTGAAGGCGGAACAATAGCAACCGTTCCATTCAAAAGTTTAGATTTTTTAGGAGAAGGAATATTTAGCGATATTGCGGGAGCAATAAAACATGCTGTGGTAAGTCCTTTTCAAAAAGATAGTGAATTTCATCCACTCAATAAATATTATAGCTCCACAGCATATAGAGAAAAACAAAAAGACAAACCTGATTATTCTTCTGATCAAGAAATTACTGGCAGCGAAGTAAATTCTTCTCAATCTCAAGATAAATTCTCTTCTCAAGTTTTAGAAAAACTTTCTGAGAAAATTTTAATTTCCAGAACAGTAAACAACAAAACTATTAATTTTGTTGACGGTGGGAAAAATCTAGGAACTTACGAACTTAATGTAAAAGATACTTTGGGAAACAGAGTAAATTATAAAACTATTTTAATTAATAAAAATAAAAACGAAAAGGTAAATGAAAATGCTCTTTATCTTTTATCCGAAACTGATTTAAATAAATTGAGATTAGTTGAAATGAATGAAACTTTAATTAAAGATTTTATTCGCCAGCAAGTTATAGCTGAACAGAAAAGAACACAAAGAAGTAACCCATGAGCTTAAAATTTTTTAATCTTATATCCGAAGCTACACCAACTACTTTGGCTGGCGGGGCAGTTGCGCCCAGTTCTGCTAGTAAAATACGTGCAGCAAGAAGTCAAAATGCCTCTCAACAACCTGTTGCAGCAGCACAAACAACGCAACAAAATCCTCCACAAGCTCGTAAAACCCAACAGCCAAATACAGGAACTTCTACAGTTACACAACCACAAAAAGTTGATATCAACAAACGTGTGGATGAAATTTACAATAATATAGAACAAGAAATACAGGATTGTTTTTCTTCTAAAAATAGAAATTCCGTAAAAGATCCAATCTTTTTGGAGAAAGTAAAATGGTTATTTCTTTTGGCTAAAAGTAATACTACCATTAAGAGGTAATGGAAACTGATTTGGCAAAAGTATATTCTTCTTCAGTACAACCTAGAGGAACTGTACTAGGTTCTGGAAGTTCTTTTTCTGCTCCTCCAGTCTATCAAAGAGATCCAGCACTAGCAAAATTAGAACATTCTGTGTTTTCGCAATTGGCTAATATTGTTCAAGAAGAAAACAAGCCTAAGCCTGTATATAAGACAAATGGATTGCAGGTTCTTTCAGTTGAAGATGCCATTAAAGAATTGTTAGAATTAGAGCACAAAAGCCAATAATTTAGTTAAATATTAACGATGGCAAAATCATCTAAACCTGAAAAGGTAACAAAGGAGTCTCCTTATGTCTTTCAAAGAGACAAAATGAGTCAAGAACTAAAAATCAAAGAATTACCTTGGACCGACAAGCAAAAAGAAATTATAGATTTAATTTTAGATAAAAAGACAAAAATAGTTTTTTTGAGCGGCCCAGCAGGAACTTCCAAGAGTATTTTATCGACATACTGTGCATTACGAATGCTAAACGATAAAAAAATAAGTGATATTGTCTATATTAGATCTGTGATCGAGAGTGCATCTAAATCATTGGGATTCTTGCCCGGATTAGCCGAAGAAAAAATGGAACCATATGCTGCTCCGCTCATGGATAAAATTGAAGAATTAACATCTTTATCAGTATGCAAAAAATTAACTGCTGAAAAACGCATTGATGCTATTCCAATTAACTTTTTACGTGGAGCATCTTTTAATGTTAAATTCATTATCGCTGACGAAATGCAAAATGCAGAATTTTCCGAAATCACCACAATTATAACTCGTATTGGTAATTTCAGTAAATTTATATTCTGTGGAGATCCAATGCAAACAGATCTAAGAGAAAAATCCAAATCTGGTTTCAAGCCAATGTACGACATTTTCAACAATGAAGAATCTCGTGAAAACGGTATTTTCTGTGTAGAATTAGGAAAAGAAGATATCGTTCGTTCTGAGATTCTAAAGTTCATCGTTGACAAATTAGAAATTTACAAACAAACCAAGTAGTCGAATTTTTGTTTGCTTTTGTATCCCGATCTCCCTACGATAAGTATTATCATGGAAGATAAGGACACGAATAAAATTGCAAAAATTTTGTTATTGGATCGTGGGAGAGTTTTGCTTTTGATGTCAAAACATTTGAAGAAATACCATCTCCCCGGTGGTCATGTGGAGAAAAATGAAACCTTCACACAAGCAATTCGAAGAGAAGTTAAAGAAGAAACTAATTTAACTATTTCTTGGTGTAATGTGATTTTTAGCAAGCCTAATTTCACTCTGTACAAGGGTGGAGTTTATGCTTCTACGGTTAAAATAAGTGATGAACATGATAGTTATGTTTGGGCTAAAATCGAAGATGCCCATAAGTATCCATTGTGTGATTACACCAAAAGAGATATAGCTGGTCTTCAGAAGTATTGGCACAATAAGAAAATGCGCCAGAAGCGTCAAAAGGAATATGATGAAGAAATGGAGAAATCCATGTTGAAAAAGTAATTTTTTCAGATAAGATCATAATATGAGGATCGCTATATCTGGTACTACAGGAATTGGTAAATCTACCCTAATTAATGATTTTTTAAAAAATTGGCCTCTCTATAAGACTCCAGATCAATCTTATAGAGACGTTTTAAAAGAAAAAAACTATCCACATAGCAAGAATTGTAACAGAGAAGGCCAATGGGCTATTTTGAATTCTATGCTGGATGAAATGCAGAAGTATTCCAAGGACGATAAAGTTATTTTTGATCGTTGTCCTTGGGATATGCTTGTTTATTCTCTCTGGGCTTCTGAGAAAGGTTCTTCAGATATTGATAAGGAATTTATCGATAAAATTATTCCAATTGTGAAGAATTCTTTGAAGAATTTAGATTTGATTTTATTCATTCCAATCTCAAAACATTCACCAGTTCCTATTGTTGATAATGGAAAACGTGAAACTGATCCAGAATACATTGCTGAAATTGATTGGATCTTTAAGGCATTGTTTCATGAATATCAGCATAGTCTGGGTAAGACTCCATTTTTTGATGCAGAAGATAGCCCTGCGATTATTGAGATTTTCGGAAATCCCCAAGAAAGAATCATGCTTATTCAACAATATCTAAATGTTGATGGAGAAGTTATCGGCGACGAAGGAGACTCTATTCTAAATCCAGAAAATATTGAAGAATTAGAAAAGCTGATGTTAGAGCAGCTTAATGCCGAAGAAAAAGAAAGATATTATAATAAGAACAAATCCATGGTGGATGAGTTCATGAAGACAGAAAAGCTTAGGATTTAGTCCTAAGTGCCATGATGTTATAGACCGCAGATTCTGTTGCAGAGCTAGTTAACGCTGACTTTAAAGTCACGATGCCAGAGCTGTCTATGTTAGATACATAGACAGGATACACGCAAGAATATGCATTTCCGGGGGTGATGATAATATCACCTGATATTAATGTTGATGTGGGTGCTGGTGAAACTGTGCCATTTGCTTGATTATTTCCTGCGGCGATTGTGACTTGAGTTTTTCCCAAATATAATGGAATTCCCATTGCGGAAGATAAGGTAGTTACAGAAGATGATACTGTGGCAATATTTGTGGTATTGGTTAATATTGCAGTCGTGTTTTGTTCCACAGTAGTTGTGATTACTGTATTTGCTGTGGGTACAATGAAATTTTTAAAATCTATAATATGAGTACCAGTCGAAGTCTCTACTAGGATAAAATCACCATTTTTAGGTTCGGTGATTTCTGGTAGATCTTTGATATTAAGAAAAATTTCGGTAGCCATTGAAATATTTATGGCAAGAATTAAATTTTCTTATGCGAATTCTTGTTACAGGTGGATATGGTTTTATTGGAAGTAATTTTATTAATAACATTATTGATAAACCAGAAGTAGAATTGGTTGTGAATGTTGATTCACAGACATATGCAGCAGATCTCAATAATGTTCAGTTGGCAGAACACCCAAAATATGCTTCTTATATTCTGGATATTAATGAAACTAGTAAAATTGAACAGGCACTAAAATTCGACAGAATTACACATATCGTGCATTTTGCGGCTGAAAGTCATGTGGATAATTCTATCACAGGGCCAGAAGCATTCATTAAAACCAATATTAATGGTACTTTTTCTTTACTAGAAGCATCAAAACGATATGGTAATCTACAGAGATTTCATCATATTTCCACAGATGAAGTTTTTGGTTCTTTGGGAGATACTGGTTTCTTTACGGAAACTACTCCATACAGTCCTAGATCTCCATATTCTGCCTCAAAGGCATCTAGCGACCATTTGGTGAATGCATACCACCATACCTATGGAATGCCCATTACGATGTCGAATTGTTCAAACAATTATGGCCCAAGACAGCATGAGGAAAAATTGATTCCTAAAATCATCAAAAATATCATGAACGGAAAGAAGGTTCCGATTTATGGGAATGGTAAGAATATTAGAGATTGGTTATATGTTGATGACCATTGTGATGCCATTTGGGATGTATTAACCCGAGGAAAAAATGGAGAATCCTATAATATCGGTGGTGATTGTGAACGAAACAATATTCAAATTTTATCAACAATTTGTGGATTAATGAATGTAGAATTGGATAACGTAATTGAATTCGTGGAAGACCGTAAGGGACATGATTTCCGTTATGCAATTGATTGCACCAAGATTAAGACCGAATTAAACTGGTCTTCGAAGGTTGATTTTATCAGTGGACTTCTTAAAACAATTGAATTTTACTCAGTGTAGTTTATAATAATTCTATGAGTGAAAAGATTGGATTGGGTATTGTAACCTATAATAGACCAGATTATTTTAAGAAGATTTTCGCATCGGTTCCGTTAGATGCTGTTGACGAAATCGTGGTAGTTAATGACGGAACTCCGTATGGGGAATTGTCAGTTCCTCTGATTCAACACGAAACAAATAAAGGTGTTGGGATTAGTAAAAATGATGCATTTAAGTATCTCTTATCTAAGGGATGTGATTATATCTTCCTCATGGAGGATGACATCATTATCAAAGATGCTGCGGTATTTAAAAAATATATCGAAGCTTCCAAGGAGACTGGAATTCAACATTTCAATTATAGCCAGCATGGATTGATGAATAAAGTTCCAAATACTAACACACCAGCACCAAAAACTAAAATTGAATATAATAATGGAATAAAAATTGAACTATATCCTCATTGTGTTGGTGCTTTTAGTTTTTATACTAAAAAGTGCTTGGATAAAGTTGGCTTGTTAGACGAAGCATTTTATAATGCTACAGAGCATGTAGAGCACACCTACAATATTATTAAGCATAATATGCATCCACCTTTTTGGTGGTTTGCAGATATTGCAGATTCAAATCAATATTTGGATGATATTCCTTGGTCTCAACAGACTAGTACTATTTCTTCAAAGCCAAATCATACCAACATGGTCATGAAAGGACTAGATCATTTTAAAAATAAACATGGTGTGGAATTGCTTCGTATCATTCCTGAAACATTTGACGTAGTAAAAACAAAATTGAAAGAGATTTATAAAAATGGATAATTTAACTTTAATTACGTGCTCATATAACACTCCACAAGTAACGGAGAATATGCTTAAATCTTTTTTAAGCATTCACCCAAATACCAAAGTGTTAATTTCCGAGAATTCTACAAATGATGAGACTCGTTGTATTTTAGCAAAATATGATATTCCATTTTTTGTTAACTCTGGTGGGCTGCATGGACCATCGGTAGATTTGCTTCTAGAAAAAGTTAAAACTGATTATGCTTTGCTGGTAGACACAGATATTATTTTCCTCAGATCTTGTGTGCCAGCATTTGAAGAATTTAAGAAGAATTCTCTTGCTATCATGGGAGAGATTGCAGGAGATAGAGGTGGCAAGAAATTGCATAAGCGAGTACATCCTTGGTTTTGTTTTATTGATCTTAAAAAGATCAGAGAAAATGGTATTAAATTCTTCGATGCTGAAAGAATGCGTAGTCGTGGAGAAATTCGTTATGATGTGGGTTCTTCGTTCTTTGAAGATATTCGTAAAGCTAAATTATTAATTGGTAATTTGTTTGGAGAGGGATATTATTTTAAGCATTACGAAGGAATGTCTTGGAGAGTTAATCGATATGGCTCAAAAGATGGTGATCTCGACACGAACGAAAGTGATACTCATAATAACGTAGCATTGTATAATTACGGACTCCAAGTAAACGAACGATATCAAAAGGATACCGAAGCATTTAATTCGATAGAATTAGTTTATGCAAAATCTTGATGTTATAATTCTGTCGTATGCAAGAGACGAAGCGCATTTCGAAATGGTTAAGAAATGCGCTTTATCTTATTTGAAGGACGGAGAACAATACATAAACAAAATTATTCTTGTAGAAAGCAATAAGGATTTTGATGTTACTAGATGGAAAAATATTTCTGATAAAGTATTTTATATTAGTCCACCTTTTAAGTTCAATTACAATAGATTTCTTAATATAGGATTGAAATATTGTGATTCTGAATTTGTTTGTGTTTCAAATAGTGACGTTGTGGTTCAGGAAAATTGTGTTGGTAATATCTTGAAAGAATTCCAGAAAGATCCAGAATTGATGTCTGCAAGTCCTGTGGATAGAACATGGCACAGGAATTCCTATAATGATTTTCCTGAAGATAATTCAATATACTATGGTTATGAAACAACCAAGTACCTTTTGGGATTTAATATCTATTGCAGAAGATCTGTGTATGATATTATTGGGTGGTATGATGAGAGATTTGATTTTTATCATCAAGACAATGATTATGAAACCTGTTTAAAGGTTAATAAATTAAAACACGCCATGGTGACTTCTGCTCATATTGTACATGGAAAAGATAAGCCAGATGATGGAGTAACTACTGCGGAAACTCACAGTAAATTAAATCATTCGGCTGGGTTATTTATGAATAAATGGAGGAATGCGCCATTTAATAAAAAGTTTGAAAAGTATGTAAAGTTGGCTATCGTGACTGACACACCAATTAATTATTATAGTAATTTCGTGAAATTTTTCCCAAAAGGATCTGATGCTGTGTATGGTCAGTATATTTTTGATTGTAATATGGAATTAACAGAAGATATCGTAAACAAAATTATTAATAAGATAAATGAACTAGATCCAACAAAGATTGAAATCGATGCGAACAATTTCGTAGTAAGGAGTTTTTGATGAAAATTAAAATTTGTATTACATCTAATAAAAATTTCAGTCATAACACATTGCCTATTTTATTGCCTTCTTTAAAGGCTAGTGGAATCGAAAATGAAGATATTTTAATCGTAGAAGGTGGTTTTGATGAGAGGACTGTGGATATTGTAAATGGGATGACTCATATCAAAACTAATCAAAATTCTATAGAATATACATGTTTGATTGAAATTGTGGAGCATCATATAGAATCTGACTATTGGTTTATGCTTCACGATACTTGCAGAGTGGGATCAAAATTTAAAGAATTGATGTATAATATTCCTGCGAATGCAGACAAGGTCGCATTAAAAACATGGCCGTCAATGACTATAGGAGCATATAAGTATGAATATCTATTAAAACATAAGAAACGATTAATGGATATCAAGAATACTGATTATAGTAGAGAAAAATTACAATACTGGAAGCAGTGGGGAATTCATAATGAAGATTATATGCTTTGGAGAGAGAATCAAACCCCCTGTCATGTCTATAATTCTTATTTAGAACACAAAGATAAATTCGTAGTATGCGATGAACCTCAGTGGTACAAAGATAGTAAAACTATTCGCAGAGTTGAATACTATCCACAATTAGATTTGTATAAGAATAAAGCTAATTGGGAGCCAAAACCATGGATGGAGATTGATGTATGAGAATAGCAATTATTGGAGGTGGCTGGGTTGGCTGTCATTTATCTAAAAAATTAAAAGACGAACATACGGTGCATTTATTTTCGGATGGCGATGAATTGTTTTCGGGAACTTCATTTACCAATCAAAACAGATTGCATTTAGGATTTCATTATGCCAGAAATTATAAAACCAGAGAATTATGTAGTACTACTTTCAATACATTCTTAAATGAATACGATTCTCTAGTTACTAAAGTTGATAGAAATGTTTATTCTGTTCCTTTATATAAATCAAACATCGATTACAAGACATATATTAAAA